TAGATTTGTTTGGAGATGAAATTGCAGAAGCATATTTAAAAGATAAAATAGGAATAGAATGAGTACAATAATAAGAACGAGAAGTCCATTTTTTATAAGAACACCACAACAAACAAGTAATGATTTGAACTACTTTCAAATTGATATAACTATTAAAAGTGGTTTATTGAATGAAGCAGGTTGTCCCGCAAATTTAGGAACATACAGTTTAAAAAAGAAACCAATAGGAGATGAGGATTCTATTACAATAGAAATAAGTGAATTAGTAAATGATTTTATAGAACAAAAGTTTATTAATAATACTCCTTTGACTGGATATAATGTTTCAGCAGATACTCAAAGTGTTTGGGTAATAGTTAGAACTTCAGCAAGAGAAAGCGATGGTACTATAATAGGAAGTATCACCACAACTAATTATTTAGCTCAAGAGGGTTATAATGATTTTAAAGATGGAGTAAATTACACAACCGAACCAATAGCAATGATTAGTGGTAATTATATTCAATATAATAAAGGAGATTATATTTATTTACCATTAAATGCTGAGAGAGTTGTAAGTGCAGTTTTTAAATATAATGGTGGTACAATTTCTACTTATGGTGTGTCAGATAATGAAGATGCTAATCAAAAAATAAGATATGCTTATTATTTAACAACATCACAAGAAATAGATGAAATTTTAATTACTTATGATGATTCAGAAACAACATCAATCACAGTTAAAGAAATTGAAGAATGTAAATATCCAGTTCACAAAATAGTTTTCTTAAATAGATGGGGAGCATTTCAAGATTTATTCTTTTTTAAAAAATCTATTGAAAGCCTAGAAAATAGAAGTGAAAATTACAATAGAAGTATATTTGAAGCAAGACAGGTTTACTATACTGAAAGAGAGGGTGAATGCGAAGAAAATTATAATTATAATGTATATAGTACAACTGCTCATGCAAAGAAAACTTTTAATGCAAATGCGACTGAATCCATTTTATTAAATACTGGTTTTGTTCCTGAATCTATGAATCCATATTTCGAGGAACTTATGGTAAGCGAATACATTTGGCTTATAGATGAAAATGATGTTGTTTATCCTGTTAATTTAAAAGATAGTTCATTTACTTACAAAACTGGCTTAAATGATAGGCTAATTAATTATACTATGAATTTTGAGAAGTCATTTAGCTTAGTAAACAATATTAGATAATGCAAAAAGTAATTCTATACATACAACCACAATTAACTCAAGTATCAACTACTGTACAAGATTTTGTACGAGTTGACTTAATGGAAGAAGAATTAATCACTCTAACTCAAGTTATACAAGATGTAAAAGATATAGAAAAACTTTTTACTGATTATTCAAGAACTTTCAATTTACCAGCAAGTAAAACCAATAATAAAATATTTAAGCATTGGTATAATCCTGCAGTAGATGGTTTTAATAATCAAATATTTTGTGATGCTAGAATAGAACTAAATCACTTACATTTTAAATTTGGTAAAATACAATTGAATGAAGTTGTTATGAAAAACAACGAACCATCAATGTATAAAGTAACTTTTTTTGGAAATACCTCAGCTCTTAAAAACGCTTTAAGAGAAGATGAGTTGTCTGATTTGAACTGGCTTAATAATTTTAACCACGATTATGATTTACAAAATGTAAGAGATGGATTAGGAAGTGGTTTAAATTTTACTGTTGATTCTGTTACTTATAATGATGCAGTTATATATCCTTTAATTGGACATTCTCAGAGTTATATTTATGATTTTGCAGGAAATCACCAAAACCCTGTAAACATTTCAACTCATTCATCTTTTAGAGGACATAGAGGTATTTGTCCAGAAGATTTAAAACCTGCAATACCAATTGAACTAATAATAAAAGCTATTGAACAGAAATATTCATTTACTTTTAAAACAGGAGAATTTTTAGATTCAGAAGTGTTTGATAATATGTTTATGTGGTTGCATAGGGATAAGGGTAAAATGGATTTAGATAAAAGTTTAACAATTAATAATAATGCTTTTACTTGTTCTGGAACTGATTGCACCGCTTTGACAGATATTAATTATGGAGATAATAATTTATTAAGAGGCTACTTTGATTTAACAACTGGAATATTCAATTTCAAATCTGATTTAACTTTTGATTTTGAAGACACTGTTTTTACTGTTCAAATAACTCCTACCTCATCTTATCTTACTATTCCTTATAGTTTAGAGATTATAAGATTGGATAACATGGAAACATTTATAAAAACTGAAAGAAATGTTGGTACGAGTTCGGTTTCAATAAATATGTTTACTGATCCTAATTTTCCAAATAGTGCTACAGGCAACAGATTAAACAGAGTTGATTTATGGTACTTTGGTGGTACTGATGGAAGCCAATTTGCAGCACGAGTAGTTGCTGAGGAAGATATATATTTTAATGCTCAATATACTATCACAAGAACCTACGAAAACACTAATCCAGATGGAACAACTACAACAGAAAATTTATCTGGAACTTTTAACAATTCTACTGCATTAGGAGCTACTGAAAAATTCATTGTTATAACAGAACAAATACCTAAATTAAAAATAAAAGATTTTTTAAATGGATTATTTAGAAAATATAATCTTACTGCTTATCTAGGTTTTAATAATGAAATAATTGTAACCACATTAGATGATTATTATAAGAATGGAGATACTCACGACATAACAGAATATGTAAAAACTGATGAACATACTATTTCAGAAAATATACCATTTAGTGAAGTTGATTTTGAATATGCAGAACCAAGCAGTATTCTAGCACA